CTCCATCTACTATTTTGCTAGGGTCAATCATTTGCTCAACCCCAGCCAAATTAGAGGTCGCTTCAGTCAAACCTTCTTTAGCTACATCTGCACCTGTTGCAACATCCGTTCCTGCACCTAATATCTTTCCTAATCCAAATCCAGTAATTCCTGAAAGAATCCCTTTCTTTAGATCTCCGGTTGCAGCCCAGGTTGCCAATCCAGAGCCAAGAGCGCCTGCTCCCAAAGTGCCAAGAGTTCCGCCCAAAGCAGCGGTTCCTAACCAACTGCCCAATAACGGCGCAAGGAAAGGCAGAAACGCCTCCTGCTGACCTGTGACTGGATTGGTGGTTAGCCTTCCGGTCGGAGAGAGCGCAGCAATACCCTGAACCTCTATCGGGTTCATGTGTACCAGCATGGAATCGCCGTAGCGTCCATACTGAGCCAAGTTGTCAGCAGTTCCCTGCAAAGGAGGTGCGTAACTATTCATAATAAAATCCTACTTGGTCTCAACACCAAATAAAGTAAAAGTCATGTCCACTGCGCTCGCATAAGTCTTGACAACATCTTTCTGCCCCAGACAAATGCCAATAACTGCTGTAAATGTCGTATTTGCTGCAACAGACTTATCATAATAAAGAAACTGCTTGTCATTGTCCGCAGCCCCGGCAACATTAACCCGAAGTCTGAATGTAATCGCGCTTCCTGTCCTGTTACAGGCCAGGAACGAACTAACCGTAGTCTGGGTAAGGTCTGGAACCGTATACAGAGTCTCCTGCGTTGTAGCCGCACAATCCAACTGACCGAGGACTTTAATGATGTCACTCACGATCCCCCCGCGCCCATCAGCAAGAACTGGAATCTGCGCATTGCCAGGCTACCGTCCTTGTCTCCCTGTGTTTTTGCCAGAACCACATCGTTCTTAACATCCTGAAATGACTGCTCAATCGTCAGGCGTGTTGTTGCCTCGTTATGTGGCTCATACTCCTCGGGTGCTACCGGCAACGGAATGACTCTGCTCTGCGCCATTATCTTCTCCCGTCCGGCCTCATATCGAAGCGTAAGTCGCCTAACCGCCAGCCATAGCCGCTTTCACTGCTTTCAATGCGGAAAGCAGAGGAACGGGTTCTGGCCCTTAAAAATGCCTGTTTTGTCGAGGAAGTCACTGTCGATGTCGATAAGGTAGTGGAATCTTCCAGAGGAAAATCCTTGCCCTTCACAATAACACTCATCGAGGCGCTGCCTGTATCTCCATTGAACGTAAAATCAGGAATCAGCTTGCTTAACAGCATATACCGCTCGCCATCACCCATCTCTACATCGCCCGATTCAATATAGGCAGTCATGGCCGAGCCATCATCATCATGCCCTCGCTCCTGTATATAGAGATAATTGTTATCAGAACTCGTAATAACCGAGGTAGCGACCGGGTAGTTCTTGCTGTTAGCCTCAATCCAGGCACCTCTTACCATCGTGCCAATCGTCCAAAGCTGTTCCATGTAGTTGTAAGTTACATAATTCGTGTTGTCTGTTTCGCCAGAACCTATTGGATAAAACCAAGTCACTTCATTGTGGTCTGCATTGGTAGAGGAAAAAACCTTAAAAGACTGGTCGATATTGATATTGCTGAATACATGGTCAAGCACAGAACACGGGATTCTCTGTACAGAACCGTTATAAACATAAAACCCACCACGATCCATGAAGTAAACGGCCCCGCCTGCGTTTATCGCAGCTTTAGGCGAAATCATGGAAATACCTTCGTTAACGACACTAAACTGGAAAATGAAGGGAGAACCAATAAATCTCATGGAATGAATACCCGCATCAGTCCAGATTAGTATTTCCTGTCTTGTTTTTAACGCCCCGATAATCGTAGAGCCTGTGCTGAGAGTTACGCCACCAGCACTGTTAATCGCTGTTGGGGTCCAGTCTGCGGCAGACTCGCTGTCGCTCCACCTGACATGAAGCGTATCAATGGTTGATGAACCAATCGGGTTTACTCCAAAACAGATAACGTGCTTGTCTACATCCGACATCATTACCTGTAATGCTATTGTTGGCGCATCAGAGGCTCCTGAAACCGCAGATAACGCAGTACCCCTGGTTGATGTTCCGGCACTCTCATCCCAGTAGTACACGCCACCAGCGCGTACATTAAAAACCAGATCATCGCCAAAGACATCCTGACTATACAAACGCAACTGACCACTGGCTGAAAGGCTGCTCGCACTACCAAAGGTGCTTGCACCCCATGTGTCAGAACCCCACCCGACACCCTGAACGTAGTTAGTCAGTCCAGTATTTATCTGATAAGCCCCAACTACGCTACTTCCACCATTACCGCTATCTGAACCATTCGCGGTAACAGTATCCCCGGAAGTGTCTTTTGCTGTGATTGTGTAAGAGTTGGTGTTAACAACGCTTGCAACCTGATATTCCTGGTTCAAAACAGCAGCGATTACGACCCCGCCTAAACTCGCTGCATCTGAAAAAGTGACGAAATCATTCACTACAGCACCATGAGATGAGTCTGTGACCGTAATGGTTGAGGAACCATTCGTTGCTGCAAAGGTGACATCACCGGCACTGGTGGTCGCTCTTATAGGCGTTACATCGTAAAAAGATGACCCCTCGTTAACGTAAAACTTGAGGTGGGTTCCAAGGCCAATGTAAGCAATTCCATCAATGGCTACCCAGTCCTCCAGAGACCGACATACGCCAAGAAAAGAATTAGAACTATATTTTTCCCAGCCGCCTATCTTTTCTGGCCTGCCCTTCCTGAACCGAACCTTATCAGCGTCATACCAGCCAGCATCAGCACTGTACTCAGTACCTTCTCTGTTTATTCCTGGCTGAAACTGTAGTTTGGTTAAGGGCATAGTTATCTCACATAGGGATTAAAGTGCATTCTTGGAGGCATATAAGACGGGTAGCTTGAAAGCAAAGAGCCTATTCCTCTCGGCACTCCATAACCCTGATTAAAAACTCCGCCAAATGAACCGCCATACGGAGAAGGAGGCATATACGGAGAAGGTTGATATCCACCAAATCCTCCACCGAACCCTCCGCCAAATCCTCTGCCAAATCCTCCGCCATACGGCTGCGGTCTCATCCCTTTGCCCGGACTGCCATAAGAAGAAAACGGCATAGGCTGCACCATCCCCCGCCTACTTGGCAGCCTCGGACGAGGAACTGGTTCAGTAGGTCTAACCGGACCTGCCCCCAGCTGTCCCCTGCCTCCCGGCGGTGGTCGCCAATCAATTGGCGCTCCCGCTACCGGCGTAGGCTGCATTACGGGAGACTGGGGCGATGGAGGCTGGGCCATCGGCGCTCTGCCCTTGCCGGGACCGGCAGGGTATCCCCCGCCGTACTGAGGCTGCTCATAGCCCCCCTGTCCACCAATTCTTCCGCCCATGCCCATAAAAATATCCCTAGTACGACCCGGTACGGATCATTTGGGTCAGTTCTTTCGCCCTGTTACCCACCTGACCAGACCAACTGGAATCCATGAACTGATCGGCTGCTTCATTCCAGTCCCCGGAAGCCATGCCTGCAAGCGCCTTCTTGAACGCTCTCAGGCGCGTCTGACCGAGATTAAAGCTGATATCAATTAGTGCGTCCTGCCTGACCGAATCAAGACCCGCAAACCAGTCATATTCAGAGTCAAGCTCTGAAACAACGCGGTCAATATCATTCTGGAGAAGGTAGTCCACTTCATCATCTGACAAGCCTATTCCGCCTTCAGGATCTATATTCCTGCCAACCCCGACCGTAATCTTTGATGCGCTGCATTTATAAGCGTGTGTTTCCACACCCTCATGCACCTTCAGCATTTCAACCAGTTTTTCTCGCATTCTTTCCTCTTGAAACCCAAGCCTCGTCCTGTTCTGTTTCGGGATCATCAGCGATATACCGGCCTTTCCCGTCCCTTGCCCTGACCATTTCATCAGGAACCTCAGAAGTGGCTCCCACGCCAATAGGAACCGACTCACTGACAGGCTCTGTATCCTTGGAAAAAAAACCTAACAATCGACTGAAAAAATTCATTTCTGCTTCGCCTTTCCTATATTCAAAGCCAGCAAATCAACCAGCTTGTAAAGTTTGCCGATCCACACATCATCTTTCGGTGTGGGCGTTGAAGCCGCAACAAGGCTCGCAACAGTAACAATCATCGTCAATACGCTGATTGTTGTCATTATCGTACCCATATATACCCCCTAATTGACTTCTTCGGTTTGTTTTGCAATCTGATCGGTGATGTCCCATACGTTCAGGTTCGACGCAATTGTCCTGCGCTCGCCCTCACCCTTGAACGGATACACCATGTGCTGCAACCATGACGGGAACATATAGAGCTTGCCAACCTGGGGCTGCAATGCCGTGGACTGCGGTGGCCGTAACCGCTCCACATCCATAAGCGAGTTTCTGCCATACTGAAACGCCAGATAGCCGTCACAAGCCCCACTGGAATTGTAGAGACTGTAATTCGGTGTTCCTGCCGTTGGCTGATCCAGTATCTGCTGCGGCACCTTCGTCCAGCAGGTTACTGAAATCCCCATGATCGTTTTAGTGCCGTGGTCATGGATAGGATTGTAGTCACCCTCAAAGCTGTGGACTGACCACAACTCATCAACCTCGACCTTGCGTGTTCCTGTCAGAATGTTTGCCGTCTGCTGGCTGAAATGCTTGATATACTCAATACCAAGGCCACAGATCAAATCACAAAAATCCTTTA